TGAACGCCATGATCTCGGTTCGTACGAACTTCAAAGATCAAGCGGGCCTGAAGGTATTCGCTCGTGCTCGTAAACTGATTGTTGCCCCGCAGAATGAACCGGTTGCAATCCGCTTGATTAAAACGGAACTGCGTCCGGGTAGTGCGGACAACGATGTGAACGCCATCCTTTCGACAGCGGGCGGCTTGCCTGAGTCGTACATGGTCAACGATTTCTTGACCTCACCGTACGCTTGGTTCCTGCTGACGAACATCGATGGCTTGTCGTACATGAACCGCGTCAAGTTTGAGACCGACATGCAAGTAGATTTTGTGACCGATAACCTTTTGGTTAAAGGCTACGAACGCTACAGCTTCGGTTATTACAACTGGCGCTCCATTTTCGGCTCGTTCCCCTCGTCGTAATCGGAAAGGCCCGCCTTCACTGGCGGGCCAATCCTATTGATCATTGGAGATCAAAATGAAGAGTCAATCGCGTATGAAAAGGGCTTCCGGCGGCAGCACAGAAACTGGTGACCGTGAGTTCGAGCAAGACGTAAAAAAGAAAAACATGCGTTACACTTACCAAAGTAACGTGAACGATGAAGCTGAAGAGCGTAAAAGCGGCGGTCGTGCGAAAAAGCACGTTGGCAAAATGCACGGCGATAGCGCCAAGCACAATGCCGGTCGTAAAGCGCGCAAGAGTGGCGGTCGTACGGGTTCTAACATGAACCCTCTGTCGTCGGCTCATGCGGGCATTTCGCCCAAAGGCCACAAAGTAGAGAAAATGTCTTAACTAAATTATCCCTCCACTGGGAAACCGGTGGGGGGGTTATCCGGGATATCCCGGTGCATCTGACAGTCCCGGCTGACGACATGCAGACAGATGTGCCTAACTCGCATGTGAGGATATTATAATGGGTACTACTACTTTTTCTGGCCCAGTCGTTTCTGACTCAGGGTTCAGTTCTGACGACACTTTGTCTGCCTCGGATTTGTCAACAGGTTCCTTTAACCTAACTGACTTTACTGTTCGCCCCGCTGCGAATTGGTCAGGCACCGTTTCTGCTTTGGTTGGCGCCTCAAATAGTCGCACCGCAGGTGTTACTGGTGCCAACATCTTTGGGTGTTATGCCCAAACTTCTACAAAAAACGCATCCAACACCATTTCTGGGTTAAACACCGCTGTGTATGGCGTGGTGGATGTGGGTTCAAGCACTGGCGTAGGCAGTTGCTACGGTGCGGTTTTTGACTTCACTTCTTTTACAGGCACAAGAGCTTCTCGTCCGACTGCGTTCATTGGTTTTGGTGACGAAGCTCAAAACAGCCTTGGCGTGTTGAATTTGTTTGCTGTCGGAACTCCAAGCAAAAATGTCAGTTCTGGTGCAAGCGGTAACGTACTTTATTGCACAGCGGTTCCCGGCGCAGTAACAAGCTCACTCCGTATTACGGTTAATGGGGCTATTCGTTACATTAACTTATCGACCTCACAGGTATGATCGAGCAAGATTTTAAAGAACGCTTGGAGGCTTTAGAAGGCCAGCGGCGGCAGATGGAAGCAAATCTAAATGCGGTCGCTGGTGCTATTCAAGAGTGTAATTTTTGGTTAAGCAAAATAAACACTCCAGAACTAAAGCAACAAGATAATCCTGAGAATTGATGGAGTGTGGGGGCTTCGGCCCCCCACTTTTTTGAGGTAATTATGTCTGGTGCTTGGACCCGCAAAGAAGGCAAAAACCCTTCTGGTGGCTTAAACGAAAAAGGCCGGGCCTCGCTTAAGGCAGAGGGTCATAATATCAAGCGTCCTGTTTCATCTGGTGAAGCTCATAAAAGTCCCGCCTCCGCTCAACGGAGAGAAAACTTTAAAAGCAGGATGTGTGGTATGAAGGAAAAACTAACTTCAGCCAAAACTGCACATGATCCCAATAGCCGGATCAACCTAGCTTTAAAGAAATGGGACGTTAAGTGCTAAGAAAGGATTTTTAAATGCGCCCAATTATAGTTTCTGTGTCCGATGCTTCACAAGACGCCAAGGGAAGCTCTCTAGTGCGCTTCGACAACTGGGCGCAGGGGCCAGTTTCGGTTCAAGCTGTTGTAACCGGCACTGTCAGTTATTCAGTTCAGGTCTCAAACGACGATCCCAATGACCCCGTAAATCCAGTCGCCGTTGCTTCTATGACTTGGTCACCCGCGCCAGACGCTGGTTTAGTTACACAATCGACAACAAAGTATGGAATTCTAATCGCAGTCCCGGTTTTTGCCCGCGTTTATCTAGCCAGCGGTAACGGATCGGTTGTGACGACGTTTGTTCAAAGCAGCAGCGTACCGCAATAGTATTTATGACCACCAGTGGTACATACACTTTCAACCCCTCACTTGGTGAGTTAACGCTATACTCCTTCAACTTGGCGGGGTTGCGTAATACGTCCTTGGTGCAAGAGCACATGCAAAGCGCCAAGATGGCGACGAACATGATGCTCGCAAACTGGGCGAACCAGGGTGTGAATCTTTGGAAAGTTGACCTTGTCACGGTTCAACTTGTTCAATCGCTTAGTGTCGTGACGGCCACGGTCTCTTCAGGCACGGCTACGCTGACATATTCTACACCGAACACACCGGTTTATCCTGTTGGATTTTCAATTACCGTCGCTGGCGTAGACGTTTCTGGCTACAACGGTAATTTTACGGTTACCGCGTCAAGCACAGGGTCTGTCAGCTATGTTACGTCAGCGGTGAGCACCGGAACGGGTGGTACAATCACTTCATCCACGCCGTCGCCAACGTATAGCGTAAATCCTAGCACGGTCGTGATCTTGGATGCTTATATGGGCATTGTCCCGGCGAGTGGGCCTGAGATCGATCGCATCATTATGCCGATCAGTCGTACTGAATATGCCAGTTATCCGAACAAATCGCAGACTGGCTTTTCAACAACATTTTGGTTTGATCGTTTAATCTCTCCAACCGTCACGTTGTGGCCTGCTCCAGACGGAACAAGCGCACAAGTTTTAAAGTATTATCGTGTCACCCAGATTGAAGACTCAAACTTTTCAGGAGGGCAGACCGTTGATATACCTTATCTCTGGCTTGAAGCGTTTGCAGACGGCCTTGCTTATCGTTTGGCAAAAGTCTGGAATCCCCAGCTTGCTCCTGCGCTTAAAGGGGTAGCTGACGAAACTTATAGCATAGCTTCGCGGCAGAACGTTGAATCTGCTCAACAGTATATTAGCCCACAAGTCATTGGCTATTACAGACCGTGAGATGATGTATGGCGTACGCCTCAAAGTCTGGACGAGCAAGAACCAGCCCATCTAATCCTGAAGCCTTTGGCGTCTGTGATAGATGCGCCATCTGGTATAACCATGTTGATTTGCGCTGGCAGTATGACTGGCGCGGCGCGTCGTTGTTGAACCTCGGACTTCTGGTTTGCAGTTCTTGTTATGACGAACCGCAAGATCAGCTTCGTGCAATTATTCTTCCCGCCGATCCGGTGCCTATTCAAAACCCGCGTATTGAGTATCTTGAAGTCTACGAAAGCAACACGCGCGTCACTTCGGGTCAGGGCACAATCGATTTTTGGACGGGCATCCCCGTTCCGGGCGGTGATGTTCGTATTACTCAAATTAGCGACAACCGCGTAACGCAGACGACAGGCGAGCCGCCGGGTGGTACAAATCAAGAGCCGGGTACTGATCCAAACGCTCCTGGTAATGATGATCCAGGATTGCCGTATGGGTTTGACCAAGTTCCGAAGACAGGGCCGCTGACATGACCAATATCCAAATACCGAATTTAGGCCCAGCCATTTCACTTAGTGGTTCTGAACAGCTTGAGGCTGTGCAGGCTGGCGTCTCGGTACGGGTCACTTCGGCGCAAATTGCGGCACTTGGCGGCGGACCAACTGGCGCCACAGGCGCTTCTGGCGCGACTGGTCCGACAGGCCCAACGGGTGGAACTGGTCCTACTGGCCCAACGGGCGTAACCGGTCCACAAGGCCCCACTGGCGCCATCGGCGCGACTGGTCCAACTGGACCTACCGGAACGCAAGGCGGCACCGGCCAACAGGGCGCACAAGGCCCCACAGGACCTCAAGGAATAACAGGCGCTACTGGACCCACCGGCCAAACAGGCCCACAGGGTCCAACGGGCGCTATTGGCTTTACTGGTCCAACAGGTTCAACAGGCCCCACTGGGCCGACAGGTCCCACCGGTCCAACAGGAACTACAGGTGCCACAGGCCCAACAGGCCCCACAGGTGCTACCGGCCCGACAGGCCCGACAGGCCCAACAGGAACTACAGGTGCTACTGGTCCGACTGGTCCGACAGGTTCAACAGGAACTACAGGTGCCACAGGCCCAACAGGCCCCACAGGTCCCACAGGACCCACTGGTGCGGCTTCTAATGTTGTCGGCCCCACTGGCCCCACAGGCGCAACTGGCGTTGCTGGTGCGGGTATTACCTACAAAGGGACGGTGGCTACGCCCGCCGCTCTGCCACCTACGGGCAATCAAGTTGGTGATGCGTACATTGCGCTGTCCGATGAGCATTTGTACGTTTGGGACGGAGTGGCGTGGACCGACGCTGGTCAGGTAGGTTTTACTGGACCTACAGGTCCAACAGGCGACACCGGTCCATCCGGCCCATCCGGTCCGTCAGGCCCTACTGGACCTACAGGTCCAACAGGCGACACCGGTCCATCCGGCCCATCCGGTCCGTCAG